CCGTGCTGTTAGGTTAACCAAATCGCTAAAGCGTTTGCTGTTGATAGTAGCCCAAACAAAGGTGTCGTTGGAGTCATTGGAAATGCCAAACTCAGCATGAAAAGTTCTCTGCACTCTCGTTCCTTCGCCCACGGTTACCGTAGTTACCGTCCGAACAATTTTAATGTTGGTTTGCTTCGCGCCGCCAGCAAAAGGCATAATCATGCCATTCAACACCACTATTCCAGCGGTTACGGAAGCGCCCTGGTCAACACAACCGGACAAAATAAAGTTATCTCCACCAAAATGACGTAGGTTTTCGAGATATGCGTATGCGTTTTGTAAAAACTCCAAACCACTGGTGGTGTTTGGGTAGTCTCTTTTATTGGTTAAGTCAATTGTATTCATATCGTTTTTTTTTTAATCCATTAATAACAAATCCTCCGAAGGAACATCAATAGCCACGGGCTGAACTATATCGTAACGCTTACCCGCCAACTTGTAAAAGTCGAGCAATGCCTTAAGGCGGTAATAATCTGGCATACTTAGGTTGAACGGCGTAAAAACAACAAAGTCGAATTCGCCGCCCTCGTAAGCACTGTCGTTGTGTATAATCTCGGCAGATCCTTGGAAATCGTCAAACAAATAAATTGGATAACCATCTTCGTCGGCGTTGATTAAAATTACCTGATACCCACCACTGTCGGTTATATAAAACCGACGACTATCGGGGTCGAACGCGTCATTAATGGCAGCCGTCAAACGGCATACCTGCCCTGAGTGTCTAATTTTATAGAGATTGTCGGCACGCCACAAATTAAACGTATTATTCAGCTCTTTAAATGGTGCTAAAAGCGCATTTAAATAAGCCGATATTTTGCTACGCCTTAACAATGGCGGCAAAAGGTAGTTGACAACAATTGACCAGTTAACTTCGAACATCGGGGCGATAATTAAGGGTTAAATCAGCATTGGCGATGGTAAGATATCCGCTGTAAGGAATTACTTTGCCGTCAACATTCGAAAACTCGTTAGTACCATAGCGGCTTTGGCAGGTAAGTATTACTGGAATTTTAACACCCACGGTGCCCTGTAAAGCGTCAACCAACTTTGTAGGCACAAATTCCCCATTAAACGGCAGCGACTTTATAAACTCTTTTATAGTTTCTTTGGCCGGTTCTGAACTGCTGTTGGAAAGAAGCTTTCCTGTCGAGTTTAGAACTAATGGGTCATACCATATATCCATCACCAATTTAAGGTTATCACCATCCGTTGACACAACTATAATTTTAACGCCCGCATCTTTCACCTTGAACATATACTCCTCAAACGGAGTTTTTTCGTCGGGGCTTGACGTCGAAAGTGCGGCCAACGAGCCGGACACCTCTTTTGCAACTTTCATAATTAATGTGCCGTTAACCTCGTCAACCGCCGCGTGTGCCACTATCTTTTTGGTTTCGTCAATAACGGCATAATAATCCTGGTCAGCAACCAAAGAATCGCCAAACTGAAATGCCTTGGCCTTATTGGCGTACCACTGGCGGTTATGCGTTTGGTTGGTTGCCAATATGGCATTGACCTCGGCCTTATGCTCTTCGAAAAGAGTTTCATGCATCCAAATAGCCACAGAAACAACCCAAGCAAAAAGCCTATAAATAGCCACTCTCGAAGTGCTGTAAAGTGCGGCATTCAGCGTGGTGTCGGCTGCAATGCTGTCCATAATTGATTGATGTATAGTGTTTACGCTACGTGCCATTTTTATCCTATTAATAGTTCATCTTGTACGGGACCATTAGGCGATACAATAAAATCGACCTCAATAGCCCAATAGTCTATTCCTTCGTACTGAGGGATGTTGTCAATTACCGGCTGCTGTCCTGTGGCAGGCTTACGCAACGGTGCAAAATAGTTTCGAATGTTGCGGTCTCTTACAGTGCCGTTAACCACCAGCGTGGTACCTGGAGCAATAATTCCACTAAAAGAGACATTGTTGTTTCGGCATATGTCAAATACACCTTCCACAGAACCAAATAACACGACAGCCATGTCGTATATATTTTGCCCTGGTTCTACCAATCCAAATACAGGTGCGGTACGTTGTGGCTGCGAGTATTTTACTTCGCCTTCCGGTAGCTGCTGCAGTGATGAAATTTGCAGTTCAGTACCGGCATCAATTATGGAACTATACGACAACCCGTTTGCCTTGCAGACATCAAACAGACCCATGATGTGACCAAATTGATTTATGGCCACATCATAGATGGTTTGGTTGGGTTGTACGCTTAGTTTCATTATTTTTTCAGGCTAATGTGCTTTAAATAATAGCCTCCATAAAAGAAAGCCAAAACCATAATAAATCCGGTTGTCAAAGGGCTGTCTGTTACAAACTGTAAAAGACTGGCAGTGTTTGGTGCGTTAAATAGGCTTAACACCACGGCGGCCAAAACCAAAACTAAATAGACAGTAACAATGGCAATGGAAACGAACCTTCGAGTATATGACCTAACGGTACTTTCTCCTAGCGTTTCTTTGGCATATTCGGCAACCTTGTCGGCAAGCTGCATATTCATAGCAGCTCGCTCCTGGTCCGTAAAAGACAACTTGTCTATTCCATTGCTTATGGTGTTGAACACCTCTGAGGCGTCCAACCGTCCTTTGAAAAGTTTAAATGCCATTGCTTTCGTCTTTAATGGTGTATGTTACTTTGTTTTTTTTGATAAGTTCGTCGTAAATCAGCTTATATAAAGCCGTATAACAGTCAACCGATTGCGAAATGGTAAAATCACTTTTGGTTGTGTGGCTTGTATAACCAACCAGTTGGCAACCTTCCGTATCATCGTCGGTATTGCCAACGTGGATGTATATGTTTTTGAAGTTGGGCACATTAGCCAACTCAATGTGATAGCGAAAAAAATTGAACCTTCCACGGTACTTTTTAGTAAGTGGAGTAAGCTCAGTTCTTAACTGAAGGTCGTAAGTTCCGGCGGCTATTCTGGTTTTGCCGGGTATTTTGACTTCGCGCTTTTCGTCCTCAAGCACAAAGCTGAACAACTTACCATCAACAAACAGGGCACCAAGGGTGCTATTGTCCGTATGTATTAGCCTTTGATTAATTATTTCCATAATGTTAGTATTTGGGGGTGTAACCTATTTGCAAATCTCCATTATCATCGACTTTCCAGTCGGCTTTGTAGCCGTCGGCCTCGAACTGGACATTTATTTCGCGACGCATACTTTTCAGGTCGGTTTTCTGTCCTTTAACCCATTGAATCATCCCAACCCCAACAGTTGGCGATTCCTTAAATGAGTTTTTCGTACAACCTAAAAGAAGGTCGATGTTCTGGCCATCGCTATCACCAACAACCATGTCTCCCGATGCGGTTGCCATGTCGTAGTTTTCGTCTAATAGTATATCCGCGCGTGCCATTAGTGTTTAATTTTCTCGTTTTCAATTTCAGAATAATCACCAAGCGCTTTGCCTGTAATCGCTCCTTTTAGTGCAGCTTGCAAAGCACTTGGAGAACCGTTGCCGGGCTCTGTTATCTGCGTTCCGTTAATAATGTCAATTAGCCCTGTCAATAGCTGGTTGGTTTTACCCAGCTCCTCCACCAATTTCGGAGTTATTGTAAGACCGCCGTTTTCGCCGTTCATAAAAACAACCTCGTCAATGTCGTCGCAAGCCACCACGTATCCGTCGGTTGGGCTATTGTTAACCAATACCACCAATACGTTGGCACCCTCATTGGGATAGACAACCATGGTTTTTTCTGCCGAGCCAATGACCGAGTGCAAACGACATTTGTGCAGGATTGGCTGCTCGAAGCGCTCAACATCGCAGGTGTTTTCGCTTTTGTCGACAGACCCTGCAACCACTGTACCATCGGTAACCGAAACAGTAAGCCCACGGCGAACCATCATGGTCAATAAGCGTTCAAATGTTGCTTCTAAACTCATGGTCGCATAGTGTTGGCAGTTACGCCGGGCGAATCAACCCTAAAACTGAGGGTATTAACTCGCTCGAATCCGGTGCTGAGGTTATACTTAATTTCAACTTTCTCAATTAAATAACTGCCATCGCGCTCGGGGTTTTCAAGGTCGGTAACGTTAAGGGTATCGCCCGCGTGGGTACGAGGGAAAGCAAAACCCGTTATCGTGCCTGTATATCCGTCAAAGGACAGTTTGCTGTGCATCTTTTCGGCAGCCAATTCTAATTCGTCGGCTGAAACGTCGCCAAAGTTGAGGGTTCGTACCGAGGCATCTTTATCGGTGCTACCCACTTCTTTTTTTATTTTCTTTCCATCGCGTTTGTTGGCAATGGCCACTATTTTAATCTTTACATCCTCAGCCCTGGCATACTTCAAATCGTTACTGTGCTTTACATTGCGGCCAATAACATAGTTATGCTCTTGACCGTAGCCACGCACATCGTAAGCAAACTGACAAACTAACTCTTCGCCACGTATATAAGAATAAAACCCATATTGCTCCACCAAAGCCATTAAAACACGGTAACTTGAAGCGTTAGAAATCTGGAATGCTCCAAGATTAACATCAGGAGCTGTAATGGTATAACCTGGTGCAATATATGCTAACAATGCCTTTAGAGTTACTTCCGGCCATGACTTTAGCCACGAATTACGTTTCAGTGGCCAAAATTCGTCATCGAAGTGCAAAACCAAGGGCGAACCGCTTTCAATTTTTGACAGATAACCGGTAAATTCGGGATAATATTTTAATCCTGTCCCCAATTCTATAGCAACGCTCTGACCGACCTTCAGATACTCCAAAACGCCTTTACCCTTTAACTCTTTGTAGTTTCGTGGCAAAGTAACGGTTGCTTTGTCGCCCATTTCAACCACGCTTTCCAAAATGTAAACCTCGTTGACATTGTTGAAAACAACATTGCCAACGGTAATTCTTGCACATGGTTCGTAGTAGAGTAACATATCGCTTAGGTTATATCAAATTCGGCACTCTCAACGCTTATGGCGTTAACGCTCCACTTAACAGTGTCAACGTAACCCTCCACAAAATCGACCTTGAAAGCACTTTCGAAAAAGATGTCGTTAATGGACAAATCGTCAAAAATATCGCCTACGGCTTTGTAAACTCCGGGGTTGTCAAATATGCCGTGAACCTCACGAACCAAGTCGCCCGGGTACTGATGGTCTGCCACATCGACCAAAATGCCTTGCATGCTAATTCTATAGGCCCGGTTTCCAAAGTTCTCAATCATTTCGTGGCGTGAGCGGTCAATGGGAGTAACCACAACATGTTTATCGCGGGTAAACGAGACCATTGGCGGAGGCGCAAGAAAGCGTCTTATTGTTGGTCTCTGTGGAACAAAGGGAAGGGCAGGGATACCCGATTCAATCATATCAACCCCCCATGCGTAGGTATCGCCTGTTTCCCTATTTACAAAGTACATTTCAGCAAAGCGGCTATCTGCAGGTCGATAGGACGGCAACCTGAAAAAGTAAGGCAACAACTTTAGTGCAGCACCAAAAACTTGCGGAGCTACGGTTCCGTAGCCAAAAGCGGCCACGTGCCTGTCCATAAGTTCGCGAGCTGAAATAAATGTTTTAGGTTGATTTGTTGCCATATCCTATAATTCCTACATCAGTTAACCACTTTAGCTGTTTCATTTTTTCAAACCATACATCATCGGGGAGTTTTTCCGGGAATGGTATGTGCATGAAGTATGAAAGTAGGGCGTCCCCTTGACGAACGTAGTTTGAAATCTCTCTCTTTTTGCTGTCCTCGTCATCTACGGTGTCAATTGGCGGGTAGCCCTCTATAAGTTTTTTATGACTGCCTTTTGAACTGGCAGTATCTCAGCAAGGGCGTTAAACGCAGCCAAGAATTTATCGTCGTTGGCCATAATGTCATCCTTGTGGGTGAGCAAACAGGCTTTCAAAATTATCTCTTTGGCTTTGTCGGGCTTTTTGTCCAGCCATTTTTCGAACTCGGACATTTCAACACGTCCCGGCACGCGCATAACCACTTCAAATGGCTCAAAGGCTTCGTCATCGGACGTAAGCAGCGCAGCTTTAATTTTCTTTTCGCCAAAAGTGGCTTTCCAAGCAGCCAGCATTTCAGCGGTAACACCTGCAGGTAACTGAATTTCTAAGTTTTTCTTTGTCATGGGGTTTGTTTTAAAAAAGCCTTTGCCGTTCCTGACAAAGGCTTTTGTTGATTAGTTAAATGATGCTTAAATATCCATTAAAGGAAGTTGTTGTAATCAATGTCGAGAACAAAAAGCGTGTATTGTTTCTTGATGTCCATATCGCCACCAACATCCCTGCCCTGGTTTTGGAACTTCACAGTTAAGGTGTCGTTTACAATCAGGTTGCTTTCATTTACGAAAGTCACGTTGATGTTGAAAGGTCGGATGTCTAACAGATTACCACCGGCAGCTTTTTCAATGCTGCTGGCCGAAGCCAATCGCAACGTAATGGTAGCCGTGTCTTCTATTTTCCCACGTGACCAGGAACTGGCCTTGTTTGACCCTAAAGAAAAGTTCTTTTGGTGCTCCTGTTCGGTATTGTAGGTTATTTCGGTGACCTCGTAAAATATGCTTCCAAACATGGCAATGGTAACATCACCACTGTCGAAAGCTTTTCCGTTTCTGTTAATTATTGCCATGGCTACAACGATTTTTTGATTGATATTGTGGCGTTAACTTGTCCAACTATGCCGGTAGGCACGAAAGGAAAAGAAACTACAAGGGCTTTGTCGCCCGTTAACAGGTCGCTGTTTGCGTCCACCTTTGAAGTTCCGCCACTTATTTCGCCGGCGGCCAACATCTCAAAGTAAGCCTGGTTGGCAATACCCTCAAAATACTTTACCATGCCCGTGGGCAGTTTTCCGGTTTCTGTGTCCAACGGAACGGTACTTTTAACTTTGGGCAGCAAATAACGGCGAACCAAGCGAGCTAACTTGTTTTGGGTAGCACCCAAAGCAATGGTGTGCACGTTCATGTTTCCGTCGGCATCAATTATGATGGGAGCGCAAACATGGTCATCGTTCCAACGATAACCGGCTATTCCGGTGTAGGATAACCCAAAAATATAGCCTTTATCGTTGATGCCCTGAAGGTCGTCCTCGCGGGCTGTAATTTTGGTGTGGTCGCTCAATCCGGCAGTAAGCCAAATCAGTTTTTTAGCATCCGCAATGTTAAGGTTATTAGGGTCTCCCTCTTCACCAACCTCACCAGGATGGAAATTAACTTGAATTCCGGCTTTCGTTCCCGTAAAAGTACCAACATCAGCGGCCTTTTGGTAAGCTCCGGCAAAATCGTCGTAATAGTCGTAATCCTGACCAACAACAACCGAAACGTTTTCGTAACGCTGCACTGTTGACGATACTTCAATGCCCCGCAAGTTCTGGTAAGCTGAGGCTAAACCGTTCATCCCGCGACCCTCTAAAAACACATTTAAGGGCCGGTCCGTATCGAAACTCCAGTCGTGTAACGCTTGGGCTACAGGAATGGCATCGCTAACCACTTTTTCAAGTCCGTTGACATAGGTTGGAGAATAGTCGCTTTGAGGGGAATACGCCACAGCAAGGTAGCGGATTTCTCCTTTTGCACCGGCAACCAACGCGTGTCCGTGGTCGGTCATCATGGTGGCCATATCCTTGGTTACGGCTGCCAGCATGATATACAGTTTAGTTCCCTCGCCTGCCATGCGATAAAATTCGGTAATGTGCCGGTAAACGTTCACTTTTTGGGCGACGTCATAAGCAGCATTAATACCCAAATCCTCGGCATCTTTTGGTTTGGTTAAGGTCTTCACAACCCCGTTGGCGATGCCCAAAATCTCTCCCTCAACCGCAGCAATAGCGGGCGCATTAATCAACAGCGCAGAGCAGCCGTCAAGGTTCTCGACATTTGCACCAACGGCACCTTTTCCAACGATTACGCCTCTAATGTTACTCATGGCTATTGATTTTTAAGTGATTTGCGGTCAATTTCGACAACCTTTTTTGGGTCGTCAGACATGTCGGCCATACACTTCATGGTGAAGTATTCGCCGCGTGAGTTTTTCCAAATCTTATCGACACCGAATTTGTTCATGATGTCAAGTTCGACTTTCTCCAGTGGCTTAACCTTTGGTTTTTCACTGGACTTCAATTCCTTGATTTGTTCGGACACCCCCTTGAGCTCTTCCTGCAACGTTGCCTTTTCCTCTTTGGTTTTGGCTAATTTCAGATTCGCAATAAGTGCGGTATTTTTTTCTTCAAGTTCTTGTAATGATGCTATGCTCATTCCATTATTTTTTTGATGTTAAACAGTAGGGCGACAATAACCCCAACAACTGATATAGTTCCGGATACCCACACCGACCTCGATTCCACTTTACCAAGCCTCTCTCTAACGTCGTAAAAGTCCGGTTCAAGCTTGTCGAGCTTTTTATTGACCGCGTCCATTTGGTCGGACAACCGTATCAAAAGTTCTCTCTGTGTAAGCTTGGTTTTATCCACTATCTGGTCATTGCCGCCCATTCAACAGGTGTTTTATTGTTGCAAACTCAGGTGCGTGGTTTTAAGCGTAGCCCGCACCCCTGTTTTGTTACCCTTTGCCTGTACCTTAATAAACCTGTATGCCGCGGTAGCACTCGAAGTTATAAGAGCCGTTGTGTCTGCGGTTGTCATTTTCCATACTACGGTTTGGATTGATACATACTTTGTCCCGTCAAGCGACCCCAAAACACTAAACGTTATGGTACTGTCAGCTGATGCCACTTTATCTGCAGAAACCTGCACCACATAGTTATACTTAAAAGGCTTTTGTACCCAAAATACTTTCGAAGGTATAACGGTAGTGCCGTTAACAGTGTCGGCAGGTGTTGCCAACGCGGTTCGATACATGTCGGCGCGGTCAAACTTAACATCGTAAGTTTGTGCCATTGAAGTGCCAACCATGGAAACCATGGCCAGCACTAAGGTGATTATAATTCGTGTGATACGCATACTATTTTTTGTTTAAACGTTTGCACTAACGATGGCTCCGCGCGCCTCTTCCTTGGTTGGAAGCACAATAAAATTGTGACGGAAAGCCAGCGTATTGCGCTGGTATTGTGGGTCTTTTTTCGCCTCACCAGAATACATTTTTACCCAGCCAGATGCCTTTGCAACTCTTTCGAGCGAGAAAGCAACAGAAGCCTTATGGTCGGTTGCTGCCGGAACAGCACCAAACGAAAGTTTTACTTTAGTGGCGGGATTGAAGTAAGGACAACCGCTGTACGCATACACCTCGAACCCGTAAAGGTTGGCAATTTTGCCGGTGGTGTAGTTGTAGTACTGTTCCTTAAAATTCTGGTCAACCAGCAAAAGGTCGTTCACGTGTTCGTCGGTCAAAACCAAACGCCTTCCAACGTCGGGAATTTCCTGGGCGTCAAACTTGCCTTTAAGGTCAACAATGTCCTTTAAGGTTAGCCTTTTTCGTCCGGTACCATCATCGTCCCCGGTGGTGAGGAGTACGGGAGTTAACGCCTTGTTTGAGGCCGGCGCAATGGCATGGATAGCCTTTTTCTTTTTCGTCCGGTCAATGGCTTTGGCGTGTTTGCTCTTAACAGTGCCTATTTTATCGTAGGTCAACGCGTAGAGCTCGTCATCAGTGACCGGAGTTACTTTAGTTTGCAGTTTGTCCAGAGTTATGGGGACGTCATCCTCACCCAGAGTTTGCAAATCTATTGGATATGTAGTATTATTAACCAGGACATCCGGCAAAACACCCATGTAAGTGATGTGGATTACCTGCATTTCGTCGCCTACATTGGAGACATAACGCGAAAAATCCTCTATACCGTCCAAAAAGGTAGCCTCTTCGAGCTTCGACATTTCGGTCTTTACGGCACCTGTCCAAACCTCGCGGTACACGCCAGCCATGGTCAGCCCTGCACCCATTGGGATAAACTGACATACCTGAATTATTCCGGCAACGGCATAACCGTTGAACCCGGTGGCCATTTCAATGCCGAATCCGGCAGCTACGCTTATAATAAGCGAAAAAAGAAACGAAAGAATGAATTTACTTTTCATTGTGTGTGTGTTTTTGTGATTACAATTCGGGCTCAACGCCATATTTTGCCTTGTACAAGGCTTTGAATTTTGCCGGGTCTTTTTTCGGCATAGCCTCCAATTCGGCACTGGCCTCGGTTTGGTATTTTTCCCAATCCCAGTCCTTACGGTCGTTGGTGTTGCCACCTTCGCCACCGTTGTTAATCTGGGATGTTACTGATTTGTATTCCCGCATGTCTGCGAAAATGGCATTCAGTTCGTCCAAGCCAATTTTGTTGCCACGTGCCACGTACTCGTCTCGCTTTTCTTTGGCGATTTTTCCAGCGGCAATAGCGGCATCAACAGAGGCTTCAATGCTTTTTTTCTGCGTATCGGCAAGTTTTGCCTCGGCAGACTCGCGTGCCGTTTTTTCAGCAGCAAGTTTAGCATCAATGGCAGCATATATCTGCTCGTCGGTGCTGGCTTCGGTAACGGTGGTTAAACCATACCGGGCAATAAGCTCTTTTTTGTTCATGTCCTGTATTTTTGTGATTTGTGCTGCGAAACGCTCATACACGCCTTTTGCGCCCAATGCCACGGCATCAGTCTTGTCAAGGGTTGTAATGTCTTTAACTTTTGGGGAAAATTTTGCATCTGCCAGACCGGCGGCAATGGCATCATCAGCATCGAACCAATTATCGCCTTTAAGCCATGCCTTTACTTCATCCTCGGTTTTCTTAGTGCGCTCAACCAACTTTGCAACAAAGTTTTTCTCCATTTTGCGGAGCAAAGCGGCGTACTTTTCCAAGTCCTCGGAGGTTCCATCAGCACCACCTTGCGGGGCGTGAATCATAATAAAGGCATTCTCGGCGATGTGAATTCGATTACCGGCTAACATAATTATACTGCCCATACTGGCGGCAACACCGTCAATATAGACATCAATTTGACCTGCAAAACTGGCCAAAGCGTTGTAAATCATATTCCCGTCGAATACGTATCCGCCGTAAGTGTGCAAGTGAAAGTCGAGTTGTTTGTAACCGTCGTTGGTTATGTCGGCAATGGCCTGAGTTACGTTTCGGTAATCCAGGTACACGCCACCTACGTAACCGTAAATGGTCAAAACAGCTTTTCCTTTTTCCTTTTTAAGTAAAAACATGGTTTCGCGTTTTGTGCGTTTTGAAAGCACAATATTAGATTGTTTTGTTTCTAAAAACAAACACAACTAACTGTATAACAGCGTTTTATATCGTACTGACATAAATATTATATTTTTTATTACGGAAACACGATTTTTGCCTTTTTACGGTGTAACAATGGCAAAGGAAAAGGAAAAGCGCATCGCCCGAATTCTGTTCGTTGAACAGAACAAAGAGGCAAAAACAATCAGCGACCTCATTGGGGTGTCTGAACAAACCCTCAGTAAGTGGGTAAACCTAGGCAATTGGCGCGAGGAGAGAAACGCCCGATTGGCGAACCCTAGCGTTCGAATAGACAACATCCGTCAAATCATTAACGGCATGTCCGAAGAGCGCATTGAGTTGACAAATAGGATTAAACAAGCCGAATTACAAGGCGACCTCAAAGAAGCTTCTACACTTCGGTCACAGGTTGCACACATTGACGATGCCGTTGCAAAGTGGAACAAAACCATCGCTACTGTCAATAAAGAGAGCCAAATAACCCTTTCGAATTACCTGGTAGTTATGGAAATGATTTTCGAGGACTTAAGAAAGTTCGACGAAAAGTTATTTTTGAAAACCATCGACTTTCAGGAAAGGCATATAAACGACGTTTCATTACGATTTAAATAGTATGAAAATAGCCGATAAACAAGCCAAAGAACGCTATTTAGAACGTCTTAGAATTATACGCGACGGGCAATATCGTTTTGGCAACGAAACCAGTGCCGAGAAAGCCGAAAAAATTAAGCGTATGTGCGAAGACCCTGCCTATATGGCCGAGTTGCTTTTGCCACATTACACTACAAGTCGCTGTGCCTGGTTCCATATCAAACTTGCTAAAATGGTTCTCAAAAATCCACGTTGCCGCATTTTGGTTCGTTGGGGTCGTGGGTTGGCGAAGTCGGTATGGTCGAACGTAATCATTCCGTTGTGGCTGTGGATAAACGACGAAGAGTTGTTTATGGTTGTTATTGGCAACAACTACGACAAAGCCGTTATTTTGCTATCGGACATTCAGGCCGAATTGGAAAGCAATCCGGCCATAGCCTATTTTTTTGGTGAACAAAAGTTGGTTGGTTCGTGGGAGGATGGAGACTTTCAGACAAAAGACGGTCGGTTTATAGGTAAAGCCCTTGGTATGGGTCAATCTCCACTGGGTTTACGACGTGGAGCAAAACGACCAAACTATATTTCGGCTGATGATTTAGAGGACCGGGAAACGGCACGCAATCCAAAACGCCAGGACATGATTGTAGAATGGCTCGAAAACGCCGTTTTGCCTTTAATGGATGGCGATACTATGCGCTATTTGCACCCCAATAACGACCCGTGGGCACGTAGTATTCAGAACTTATTGGAAGAGCGCCATCCAGAGTGGACTACGTTCACTGTTGAAGCCTATAACGAAGAGACTTTTGAACCGGCATGGAAGGAAAAGTACGATAACGACTATTACCGAAATTGGGAGAGCGACATTGGAAGCCTGACCGCCCGGGCTCAATTTAACCACAAAAAACATAAAAAGGGCAAGATATTTACAGACGAAATGATACAATGGGCTAAGGCTCCAAGACTAAATCTGTTCCCGATAATCATCGGACATTGGGACCCGGCTTTCAGTGGTAACGGCGACTATAATGCTGTTAAAGTCTGGGGTTCGCACGGTCGTAACTTTTGGTGCATGAAAGCCTTTGTGCGTAAGTGTAAAATGGCCGATGCCATTCGCTTTATGTACGAACATGAAAAAACTTTGCCTCAATCTATTACAGTTCATTGGCAGGTAGAAACACAATTCTGGGGCGACCCGATGCGTGACGCACTCACTTTAGTCGAACAAGAGTATAAACGTCCCTTAAACTTGAGATTAGTAGATAGGCTTACAGGCCATAAGTATGATCGTATGGTTGAAACAATGATGCCATACTACCAAAATAACAGAGTCTATTACGACATTCGAGAAAAAGCAAATAACGACATGCTCGTAGGCATAGACCAACTTAAGGGTATTGAGCCCGGATACAATTCACACGACGACTCTCCCGACGCAGACACATACGCATTTAAAGAACTCGGTTCATACGTCCGTGTTGATGGGTTTCAGCCCAGAACCATAAGCAAACAATCAGTCCGTGCAAATTCAAAAAACCGTTACTAATATGGCATTTATTGTTGATAGCGATTACAGTGTTCAGCTGCGCACCGAAATAGGCAAGGTCATTGACCCAACCACGCAACAAACCAAACTGAAACGAGCCGTTGATATGGCCATTTCGCAGGTAAAAAACTACCTTTCCGGCAGATACGACCTGGCAAAGATATTTGTTGATGCCCCCAGCGAAGGCGAAACCGACGAACGTGACAGTTTCGTGGTTATGATAGTCATTGACATGGCGTTGTACCACCTGTGGAGCAAAGAGGGCGCAAACAACATCCCAACCACACGCGCCGACAGATACAACGATGCCCTTGAATGGCTGAAAGCCGTCCAAAAAGGGGCAGATACCAACCTGCCACTAATTACCGACGATAACGGCGGTGAGTTGGTTGATATGAGAATTTGGAGCAAACATTCACCCGAAAATAACCGTTTTTAATGGATACCATAACAACCAAATCATACCTGTGGGGCATGATTCGCAACGAAACAAAAGCCCCTAAAATCAGCAAGACTGACAAACACGTCATAACTCAGTTGGTTACCGAGTTTCAAGACCGGAGCAGAAGCGACATTGTAAAATGGCGGGAGGCTTTGGAAGCTGCCGAGAATCCTGAAAACCCACGCTGGGTGCTGTTACAGGACTTGCTGGAAAATTTGATGACCGACGGTCACTTAATGGCGGTCATAGACATTCGAAAGGCTGCTGTACTGAGTAATCGATTTTATGTCGAGGATGCCAACGGCACTGAAAACGACGAAGCAACAAAACTCCTTAAAACCAAGTGGTTTTACAATCTTTTAGATGTTATGCTAGATAGTGTATATCTGAAATACTCGGTGGTAGAACTGGTTGACCCTCTAACCATGACATTCAAGGCGGTACCCCGCAGAAATGTTTGCCCGCAATTGGAGCGAATTTACCTTGAAGTGTTTGGAGATAAGTTTGTTTGGTACAAAGACCCCTATTTTGCCAACAATGTTTTGGCGGTACAAAGCAACTCGAAGTTTGGCATCTTGAACGATATCGTTCCGCAATTAATCTGGAAGCGAAACGCCCAACAAACATGGGCTGATTTTTCTGAAAAGTTTGGAATACCATTAGTTACCGCCGAGACATTCACCACCGACAAAAAGAAGCTGGATTTGATTGAAACCATGCTCCGAAACTTGGGGCAGGCGGCACAGGCTGTGTTACCCGAGGGCACGAAAATAACTATACACGACGCATCAACGAAAGGCGACCCACACAACGTGTTTAGTGAGCAAATTAAGGTTACCAACGGCGAAATATCCGAGAGAATTGTTGGCGGTACGATGATAACCAGCGACGGAAGTTCCCGAAGCCAAAGCGAGGTGCACGAGCGAACCCTCGACTATAAATTAGCCGAGAACGACCGCAGAATGATTGAATTTGTGGTTAACGATGACCTTTTCCCCATTTTACGCGCCAATGGAATTAAATTGGCCGATACCGACCGCTTTGTCTTCGACCGCACCGAGGACTTAAGCCTTACACAACACTGGTCGATAGTGCAGGGCATTATGTCCGACTACGAAGTTGACCAGGATTGGCTTAGCCGTACCTTCAACATTCCCATAATTGGCAAAAAAGCACTAACAGGCAGCCCATTGTTGCCAAACACCGGCGGAAAAGCCTTAACCAAAAATTTTCGGTAGGGGTCAGTCCACAGGGCTGCGCTGACCCCGACATATTGCCCGAATTCTATGCCGATACCTGCCCGCATTGTGGCGACAAACACCCAACGGCAGTATCAACACTGCCCGATGGTTTGCCGTCCAAAATAACGCGCGAAATTGCCCGAATTGTCGCCGATGTTTACAACGGAAACGTTGGCAAAGAAAACATAGACTATCGATTGTTAAAGTTGGTAGGAAATGCCGTTGAAAGTGCCATGATTGACGGCTTTGGAAAGTCATTTGCAACCGTTGACTGGACAACTCCCGATGGCGAAATGCTTATGCGCCTTACCCGCGATTGTTGGAACTTTTCAGCAGCCAAAAATTACACCCAACTGCGCGACATGACACTGGCGTTGGTTGACGAAAAGGGCAAAGCGCGAACATTCAGCGAGTTTAAGGACGCTTGCAAAGTAATTGACGAAAAGCACCTGAATTGGCTTAAAACGGAATACGACCAAGCAATTGGAGCGTCAACCATGGCGGCACGCTGGGCAGACTACCAGAAAAATGCCGACATAATGCCCTGGTTAAAGTACAGCACCGTAGGAGACCAAAACGTAAGGGAGGAGCACGCTCTTTTAGACGGCATTATTAAGAAAATAACCGACGAATTTTGGGACATATATTTCCCCCCAAATGGTTGGAAATGCCGCTGCAGTGCCGACCAAATGTCAACATCCCTATCACGGGAAACCGAAAACGTGCCGTCGGTTACCATTCCGGACATGTTTAGGACGAATTTGGCAAAAACGGGACTTGCTTTCCCGCCAAAACATCCTTATTACGATATAATTCCAAAAGAAATCCTCAGAGGTGTACCTTTTAGATTACCCGAAAAGGAGGCTTTTAAAGAACTGTATAGGAACGAGAATACGGGTGGTTATGTAAGGATGCACATCATGCATGGTTTGAGCGAGTACCAGGAGAATTACACCACCGCTAAGATACTTGCCGACAGAGGTGATAAAATAAAATTATTACCAATACTGAAAACCGACGAGGAGCGAAAATTATTTTATGGAAATCAACCATTTATATCAGGGAAAAACCCTGACTGCTTTTTAAATGGGGCGTTGTACGAGATAAAAAGCATAGAAAACGCCACACGTAAGAAGTTGCAAAAGAAACTTATGGAAGGTCGAGAACAGGCGGCAAACGTAATTATGCATCTTACTAATGGGGCAGATGATAATTTAGTGTACAGGGCGATTAATGGTATTTTTAATCAATCAAAACACGTTAATAACGTAATCATAATCAACAATCTTGATTATAAAATAATGAAAAACCCCAACTACGTGAGCAATTGAGGTTTTTGGCTTCCTAGGGACGTATCCCATGGAACACCACAAAGATACAACATTAAAATACAAAAGTCAACACTATGGACGGAAAAAGTAAAATAGAATTGGTTTTGGAGTTAAAAAACCGCATGAAAACAGGCCTTACCAAAGCCAAAGAATCGGTTAACTCCAACGTAACGGCCATGAAGGAACGTTTAAGCAACCTAAAAAACCACCACGTGGCAGCATTTAAGGCCATGCGCGACGAGGTTCCTATGTTGGGCAGGGCTTTTGCTCTTGTGGGAAATCCCTACACCATGATTATTGCAGGAGCAATTGCTTTGGGTGCAACACTCTATACGGCAGGTAAAAAAGCGTCTGAATTTCATGCGGCTTTTTTGCCCATTAAACAACTTAACCTGGATAAATCGTCCGCAACGTTGCGACAATACCAAAACCAGATTAAGGACGCCGCATATAATGTTGGGGCTGACCTGAACAAAGCCACTAGTGCTTTTTACGACCTGCAATCAGGAACCGGTCTTTTTGGTCAGGATGCTGTGGACGTATTTGAGAAAGTTGGCAAGTACAGCCTCGTAACTGGTGCCGACATTAACGATTCCATGAACTCTACCGTGAAGGCTATGCGGGCATTTGGTTTGTCTGTAAAAGACATTGACAGCCTGCTCATTTCCAACGCCAAAACGGTACAAATGGGTATTACCACCTTCGACGAGCTGGCGCGGGTGCAAACTGAATATGCCGGGGCCGCTAAAGGAGCAGGGCAAAATGTTGACACGGCCAACAAACTCTTTGCGGCGTTTACTTCAATTGCCAAAGATGCCAACATTGCCGCCAACATGACCAAAACGGCATTCCAGGGATTAACCCAAAAACAAACCATTGACGGCTTGCAATCAATAGGCATAAGCATGTACGACGCAAACGGGAATATGCGCGACATGGCCACAATTCTGAAAGATGTAAGCCAAAAATTCAAGACCATGTCATCGGCACAAATTGACGGTTTGATAAACAAAATAGGCGGTCCTGAAGGTTTGCGTTCAATGTTTGTAAAACTCAAGACATCGGGCGACGACTTCTTTAACACACTTAACGGATTCGATAATTCTACATTTAATTTTGAACAGGCCATGGCAAACGCCATGAACGATTTTGCGACACTAAAATCGGTCTTTTGGAATCGACTGAACATAGTGCTTACTAGGCTCGGAGAAAAAATACTACCCGTTTTGATTTCAGGGTTGAATGCCGTTATCAAAATAATGGACTTCTTTGAAAAAGGGTTCACGAAGGGCAAACGCGAATTTATCACATACAACCAGGCTCTTGAAACCATAGGAGGAACATACGATAAATTTAAGACGCATCTTGCTAAAACGCAATCAGAGGCTATTTCGCTGTTCGAAGCGCTGAAAAGAACTAATCCAGGAACAGAAACCCGCCGTGCCTTAATTAACAAAATAAACCAGGAATACGGCAGCTACCTGCCCAACCTGTTGACAGAAAAAAGTACGCTTTTGGAAATTGCTGCTGCACAAGATGCCGTTACACGTTCTATCAGAAACCAACTGGCCATGAAGGCCAAAGAGGAAAAGATAAACGCCATTGTACAAAGCCAAATGCAACGCGAACAGGATTGGCTTAAAAACTTCGTTACCGATTCTACTCCGTTGAGTTCTTGGATTGCAGGTCTCGAAGAGTTTACCTCGAAACAGGCCCTGCTATTAACTAAAGACGGTATCGTACAGCAAAGGCTTCTTGAGGCCGAAAACCTCTCTACCATGACTGGTTTTCCTCTAAAAACCATTGTGGAGACATTCCGACAGCTCAATAAATTGCGCGAGGACGACAAACGAGCCATAAAGTCATACAGCGACCTTTACTCCTCTTATTTTGACGAATCGGCGGCGGCAACAGGCGGAGGAGTTCCAACAGGTGGTACTGGTGGTGCTGGTGGCAGTGGTTCGAGCGATGTAACTTCCATTGCCGGAAGCGCCAAACAAATTAAGCACATTACCATCAACATTGATTCGTTCAACAAGGGTGGTATTAATACGCAAAACACAACGCTGCAAAACATGAACCCCCAGCAAATCGAAGAGTGGTTTAACAATATGCTTTTGCGTGTCATTCGTAACGTTGAAACAAGTTACTAGCCATGAACGAAACCACCGAATATTTTGCTATGTTAGACCGTGTTGCCAAAGCAACTAACGAACTGCCAAGGATAATAGCCACCGAAGCCGTTAACTTTAGCAAAGAGAGGTTTCGGGCGCAAAACTGGGTTGACTTTGCAACGGAACCATGGCGTCCACGAAAAACAGTAAAAGGAGTTAGCCGCCGACGCTCGCGCCGTGCCATTCTGGTTGACACCGGAAGGCTAAGGCGTAGTATAAGAGTTGTTTCGGTTAGCTCCGAAGCCGTTGTCATTGGAACCGACGTTCCTTACGCTCAGGCGCACAACGACGGATTTTCGGGCACGGTAAAGCAAAACGTTAAAGCACACCAACGGCGTGGCCGACCCGTACGTGCGCATACGAGAAACGCCAACATACGCATACCAAGGCGGCGTTTTTTGGGACAAAGCATGGTGTTGGAGGCAAAACTAAACAGAGTAGCAAATGCCCGTTTAATAAGGGCAATTAAAGGCAATTAACATGGAAACCATATACAACAAAATTGTAAAAACATTTACGGACAACCAGCAGGTGTTTACCGATGCCGAGCTTATTGCACCCCGCACCATAGACATAAATATCGGGCAGACCGACAACCCAGAGGGTTTTGAAATATTCTATCCGGCTATTTTTGTAAGTTGGGCCATTTCGCCACAAGCAAACAACTACGACCCAAAGTTGCTGACGTTGGATTTCCACTGCATTCAGGATGCCGACGTGGGCACAGAAAACTTTTCGGGAAACATAGCGCCCACGTATTTGGCCTGGCTTCGAAAAACGCGAATGGTGCTTAATGGCTTGCGAGCAGCCAACACAACCGGGTTAACTTACCGTGGCGAACGCCCGAACTTAACGCCCTATTTTCGTTACACCATTATCAATTTTGAGTGCTATATTGACATTGCCGACGAAAGCCTGACCAGAGGAACTCTAACAACCGAGGAGTTGGATGGATACAAAGCCACATTTCAGCCCAAACAAACCATATCCGAACCCGAGTTAACCATTGACACCTTTTAACGAAAAAAGCCCGCCAAATGGCGGGCTTTACCATTTTCCCGACGTCGGGAAAATGGTCGGATAGTTATATGTTGAACTCTTTACGGTAATCGGCCACCGTTTTTCCCGGATTTTTTTGCATCCATGTAGCAATGTTGCTGCTTTCTTCGTCAGTAAGAACATGTTCCTTTGTTTTTTCTTCCTCCATTACCACCAGTTTTTTTAGCTTTTTATTTATTTGCCATAATAGCCAAATAACGGCAAACGTAAAAAAGTAATCTATAAAATTATTTTCAACCTGCAGCTTTACTGTGGCTGGGTTGCTACAACTTGCAAAAAGGAAGCTTGCCAAAATAATGGCAAGTTTTTGGGTTGTGTTTTTTGGTGTTTTCATGGGATGTTGTTTATAAATTGTTGTACAATAATATGAAAATATTCCGGTAAAACAAAAAACAATATTATTCTCCAATTACTTTTCCCGCTATTCGCTTGCGCAAATCGTGGTCAGTTATTTTATTAACTTCTTGCATTATTTCATAAACCTTCACGTCGTTTTGCCTGAAATCAATTTCCAACTGCCTTACCTTTCCCTGTTCGAAACGCAAACGGGCATATTTGGGACTTAAACAGGCTGTACGGCAAATTGTAAGGTGATGTGTTGGATAAATACGTTTTAGTTTGTTTACCATGCCACTTTTAGGGCTATATCCGGCAGCCTTCAGTAGTTCCTTGCGCGGGTAGCCAACAACACCATTGTGAATAATTGGCCATACTCCGCCAATGGGCTCGGCAATGACGGCTTGTTTCGTCATTAATTTCATTAAAAGTTCGTCAACAGACAATGCGAAATCTTCATTTATCCACTGTGCAAAACGCATAACTATTCTGTAGTCGTGTGCCCATGTTCCAGGTTGTTTTCCACCATTTACAACTGACACTAAATCAGTCAGTACGCATTTCTGCTTAGTGGCCAATTTATCAACATAACGCTTTGATTCGTCAGTCCTTAGCCAATCGGACGGCTTTTTGCCGAATTTCTTCGCCATTTGTGACAAGTTCACGGAAATATTTCCGCTTTTCATTTCAACGGCAAATTTTGCGTGGTCTATCTCGACCATTTGCATTTCATTGTTTGTGTTTTGTGTTTTCATACTGTTTGCTTTTTAAGAAATTAGGATTCGTGACCTGTTATTAGCTCAGCAAGTTCAATACGCAAAGCGTCATCTTTTACCTGACACAGTTTGCTCATAATGGCAATCATTCGCTCAGGCGTTAAACGGTTATGCTTTCTTTTTGGAGTTTCCGGCAATTCTGGCAACTTCTTTTCAATGAAATTAACCACAAGCCGCTCTACCCAATCTCTGAACAATTTAGCTCTTTCACTTTTAACATAAAAACCCAATCGGATAACTCCCTGCTTTGTCCACATGGTTGTTTTTCGACGAACACCCATACCGTCGAAAATTTCAACGGCATCAATAAAGTGCTTTCCTTCAATCAATTCATCTTTATTCAAAGATTTATGACTTCTTAGTGTGTTAGCATTAATATCATAACAATTCGCCACATCTTTAGTAGGTATTAAAAATTCGTGTTTGGCATCGGGAAATATAGTTACCGACAAGCCTTCCGATACTTGCATCATCATTGTTTTCATTATAGGCTCCTTTCTTTTTGTAGTTTATCGACATTTTGTAAGTGTTTTCGAAGGCTGGTATAGGCGTGCATAACGTCGGCCTTGAAAATGGGGTCAAGGCAATCGTGAAATAGCACAAACGCCAGAAACATCTCGTGCAGGTTTTCCGAGAAATAGGCCATGTCGTCGGCCTCGCGCACTAAATCGTTAATAATTTGTTCAGCCGTAATTGGCTTTTCTGCGCAGGTAGCGCAGCTTTTCTTTTCTGTGTAAGTCATAACAGAATTGTTTTTATGTGAGGGCTGAAAACAGAAAAACGGTTCAGCCTTTCCCGTTGACTTACACCTCATGGGCAGTGGGCGAATTATCGCTCCACACGGGGGTACTGAACCGCGTATTGATGGTTGGGGCATAAAAAAAGCCCGCAACTGGTTGGCGGACATTCCGCCCATGAGTATGTAAGTCAACGGCAAACATACAAAATATTTTAGTTGATTGATACACATGGGCAGATTTTTTTTAAGGTTAAAAAGCAAAAGCGGCATTAAAACGCCTCGCTAACGGTCAGTAACCCCCATTGAAACGGGGGTTACTTTTGCGTTAGCGTCTCCTAAAAAGCCCACACGCCAAACTGTTCATTTTGATTCTGGCGTGGCCATAGGCGGTGCGGTTGCTTTTCTTTTGGCTGCAATAGTACATTTTACCGTACTGGTGCTTGTAGGAGTATTGGCATTGGCGGCAACGCTTTAAAGGGTGTAGTGTTTTTACCTCTTCAGTGAAGGTAAGGCCAATAATGCCTTCTATTTTCTCTTCGCCAACCCATACTTCTACGTTTGGCCAGAGAATGGTATTTTGTATTGTGCTTTTGGGCGGTGTGGTTGTGTTGTCAACCTTTGGCTGGTATGTGTTTGTTTTCATGTTCTATAGCATTTTTCAACATGTTAGAAAACTGAGTACATCCTTCAAGAATCAAGCAGCGGCACTCTTTTTTTGAAAGCCATCCTGCCTTGTATTCGTCGGTGGTTTTTAGTATTATGACGGTTATTGGGTCTGTCAGAAAATTGACATAAAAATCGTCTTTTTTATTATAAAATTCGATAGTTGCATGTCTGTGTCTGGCTCTAAAATAAAAGAAATAACCCATAAAATAACCCTCGGACTGCACCGGGCAATTACCTGTCGGTTTGTAAATCCACTCTATTTTTTTTCCGTAATTAGCTGTTGTTTTTTCAGACTTAGTCATATCGCTTTCTCCTTTATTTATCGTGTATAACAATTCTATGAGATTCCGCCATTTCGTCAATAAGTTTCTCACATGCCTCTCTTGTCTCAAAGCGCGTCCTTCGAAAAATAGACCATCCGCCTCTTTCTGTGTACTCGACCATATACCAACAATTCTTGAAATATTTGGCGCGCAATATGAGCTTACCCTGGCGTTGAAATTCGTTTCTTTCGTCTTTAGTCATATCGCCTCCGTTTTTTTATGTCGGCAGCCTGCTGTTTTATTACATCAAGGTTGTAACTTACATAGTCCTTTACCGGACGGTCGCATTTCTCGTTCTCGTATGCCCACAATAGGTAATCGGCGGGCACGTTTGCCATGGCTTTACCCCGGTGTATTCCCCAAGGCATGGGCGAGTCGTCGTTTAGATTTGCCATTATCGTTTGTTTTTACCAAAATTGCTAAATAACATGCTAAATAGGTCGTTCTCGTCCTTCATGCAGGACAAAACTACCAAAGTTTTAAAGTCGCTGTGTTTGCGCCGCAAATAGTCCTCGAGTTTTATTTTAGCGTGCAAATCGCTCATGCAGTTTTTTACCTTCATTTTACCGTTCATCGACCACGCTGTATTTCCAATAGCATACATCTTATAGGTAATCAGGTAGGTTTTATTTTGCGTTCAATGTGTTTATCATTTCATGCGTCCACGCTATTTTAGGGCGCGGCTTGCGCTTTCGGTTGGCCGGTAATGGGGTGTTAAAGTCCATACTATTCAAAGTTTTCGTCGTTTGCTTCCATACGGGTAAAGTTATTCAGCCACTCTTCAAATTCGTCAACCATACTGTCAATGTCGGTTTCGGGTTCTATCATCATGTAGAAGGTCATATAGGTGAGGTTAAATTCAACGCCCGGGTTGTCAATGGCCAACTGGCGGGCTTCGGTCAATGCCTCAACAATAGAGGTTTTGCTAGGGTCGGCAACCAGTTCTATTGTCTGGTCATCTTTGTAGGTTAGGTGTTTCATATTGTGTAATTTTTAAGTCCAACATTCATTTGGTTCAACCTGCTCGCTCATTTTACCCCAAGCGGCAAATAATTCGGGGTCTTTTGGCTGCACGCAATTAAGCATACCAACCACTTGGTCAACCACATCGTCAACATCAGTTTGGTCGTCGTGTGCCAACACTGAGTCAACTATTAACTGTGCGTATCCTCGTTTATTCATTTGGTGTCCTCCTTTTCCAATTTTCGCAGCAACAGTTTGGCGTTTGTCCCCAGGTATCTGTAATAGGTCACCTCGGTTATGAAATACACCGGGTAAATGTAGTTTTCGAAAATAAACTTCTGGGTTACTCCCTGTTTTTTGTATTTCAGGGTTATGTCCTGAATGTCAACGATTCGCTTTAACCTGTTGCGGCTTATTTTGGCCATAATGTTATATGTTATTAGTTGGGAATGTTCTGGGTATCGCGTTTTGTATATTTCGCTTCGCATCCTGGCACGCCATAGAAAGGACGTGGGCACATATCTCTAACCAGTCTATGTTTGCGCCAACCGAACGGTCATCGACATATACATCGGCGTAGATTTTAGGGGCGGGGCAGAATCCCAACCCGGGAACGTTGGCATTGACAGCATCGAATCGTATGCCCCAGTTTTCGAGCGTTCCAACGGCTTCGCTCAATGGCTTTCGTCCGTTGTTTGCCGGGTCGGTGTCGTTACGGCATGTCCACAATATAAGTTTGTAACCAAGCTTTTTCCACAGCAACAAAACCTCTTTGGCGTTTGGCTTCAAATCGCCAATGGCGGGAAATTGGTCATCGACTATTGTCCCGTCGAAATCGACAGCTATAATCATCGTTTTGCCTCCTTTTGCTCGTTTAATTTGGCTTTTTTAGCCTTTTGTTTTGCCTTTAAACGCATTTCTCTTGAGATGTATGGGTCAAGAAAATCGGCTAAATCCTGAACGTCGCTCATGGTCATTCCAAGCATATTGGCCGCCTTGTAATTAAATGCGTCTTTCCCGTTTTGGTTCGTACGCATCATAATCAGCGTGTTTGCCACTGCCTTGACGATGTTTTTTTGTAATTTTCTGTTTACTACTACTATCATGTTGTTAAAATTTAGGGGGTTAAACTTGCACCCGTGGGCGGACTCGAACCGCCCGGTATGCCATTCGGGTTGATTGATTTAGACGCTCGACATACTCAATCCCAACCAATGTGGCTGTCCTAATCCGTCGGTGTATTTTGCCTTGATGTAGGTGTTTGAGTGCTTTGGCCTGTAAGCGGCCTTAATAATTTTTACCGCTTCAATAAGTTCAGGGTCGCCAATGGCCTCGGCGTGGTTCGCCAAATCAAGCACGCGGTTGGCTTTCAACACGCCTTCTTTGTTGGGCTTCAAAAGTTCGCGAACCATGGTAATCAGTTTGCGGTTCTCTTCAGTGGCCTGCTTTTCCAACCACATGTTTACGCGCTCAATTCCGGCGCTTCGGGTTTCATCCCAACTGTCAATGACATTAAACCCGGTTATGATACTAACATCGCCTTTTTCGTTTGTCCAGGTGTGCGAAAACTGACTTTCGTTAACACCATATAGGTTCGACTTCATTTCGAGCAAACTCCCAAACTCGGCATAGAGCTCTTTTTTGGCGTTTTCCAGCTCGCTGGAAATTTTCTGCAAGCGGGCAAAAACCTTTTCCACAGTTACATCCTTTAAATGGTTGTATGCGGATATTTCCATTTTGCGGCTGTTTTCTTTGGTCTTTTGTTCCGCTTCCAGTTCCTGTAATAGAGCAGCTTTCTCTTCCGGAGTAAGCTTACTTAACATTGTTTTTGCTTCCATTGTTTACACGTTTTTTTGAGGTTATTGTAAGTATATCAGACATCCTGTTTTTTCGGGCAGTACAATTGGCTCTGCCTCTTTCTCTACCATTATTTGTGCGTGCCTGAAATCGCTCAAATTCTGCTGGTAGTCGGGGTGTTTTTCGTCGTGTGTTTTCAACCATTTTTCGAGCTGATAACAGCGGTTCACCCAGTGCGCTGGACTATTCATCGGGTACAATGTGTTTGATGTTGGGGTAATGAGGTTTAATTTCCGTCAAAACCTCTCTACGAATGCGTACCATGCCGGCACCGTTGCACACTTCGCACACAAAGAGTTTTTCTCCTTCGCGGCTGTAAGGATATGGCTGCTTTTTGGCCACTACTCCCTCTCCTTTACAGTTCCTGCAAACAGCTATTTCGCTTGACAGGTAGATTGTTTTTTTGGGTTCCATATTAGTTCAAGTTCATGGTTAATAATTCGCGTTCGCGTTTTGATTTCACCTTTGCGGCTATACTTATCAGTTTTTTATGCAGCACCTTTAATTCCGGGATGCTCATTTCGTACATCAGCTTTCCCGAAATTTTAGGGTTCAACAGGAATCGGTTAACGGCATCCCAGTCGTTGTTTGTTACATACACTCCGCAGTGGTTAAGTTGTGTGAGCACATTGCTGCGCCACTGCTTTACGTCGTCGGATGTATAGCGTTGCTCAGCTCCTTTTTGCAACCGGCGAATAACCTCGTCCAGCTGGGTTTCTGTCAGTTCTGTTGTACTGGTTACATTGTACTGTGCTAACAGTACTCCTTTGCTTTCCAGTGCTCCCATGTTCCACAACAGTTTGTGAAAGAGGGCTCTTTTTTGTTTTATGTCCATGGTTGTCATTTTAGTTTTCTCCCCAATATTCATAAGCACCCTGGTGCCAAATAGTAAAAGGTTTTCCACCTCCGTAGCGGCTCGTCGGGAATGCCCGGTATCCTTCAACCCATATTTTACAATGGGAATCGTAGCGAATTGAGCGTGCAACCTGACCAGCTGGTAGTTTTCCGTCGGCGTGGCTGACAATGATAAATTGCTTATGCCTAAAGCTATCAACCAACAGTTGATACTGCTTGTAATTCATTCCCGAATATTGGGCTGAGTCGATAAACACAAAGTCGGGCGACTTCTTTTTCTCTAACCTTTCAAACAGGTCTCCAATAGGCTCTTTATCGTAAAGAACAAAGCGTCGTTGCACTTCCATCATGCCAACATCCTCAATGGCCATGCGCATTGACATGGAGTTTCCCTCTTCTAATGCGTTGTAAGCAACTTTGCCAAAGTTGCACAGGTACTTTGCCAGTTGTAGGGCAAAGCGGGTTTTTCCGTTTCCGGAGTTACCCCAAATTAACCAACTTCCGGTTCGCTCTGGGCTTCCAAACGATTCCAACCAACCACCTTCAAATGCCATGGCGCGGCGGTTGGTGTTCATAATTTCGTTAACTGATATAGCGCGTTTCATTACGATAACTGTGTTTTAATTTTCTGAATCTCAATGTAAATGCGTCGTAAAGAACCCTGCGTTTTGGCGAACAATGCCTGTACGTCAACTATTCCGTTGGCTTTGGCTATGATAGCCGTTTGGCGTTTTGCAAAATCGACCTTTCCGGCTTCGTCGTGTGGGCTTAGAGACTGGTAGCGCGACCCAAAACGGCTAAAAATCTCGGCATATCCTACTTTTTTGCGGTTGATGTTTCCGTCAATCTTTTCCATTAAACCATCGGCACCCATCATGTACCAACCGCAGCAATATTCGGTGCTATTCCAAATGGCTTTCAATTCCAGGAAAGCGGCATAACTCAGGTCGCCAACCTCGTCTAACACTACCAATGGCGTGGGTATTGATTTGATGTAGTACACCAAATCGTCATACACATCGGCATACTTTCCGGTTGACGATAAACCAAACCCGCGAGCAATGGCACGTATCAGTTGAGGCTTGGTTTTAACCTGCGAACAGTCAACATAGACAGCGTTTTTGTTGGCGTTGCAATAGTATTTGGCGGCGTAGGTTTTACCTATATCGGCACTGTCACAAAAGATGCCCGACATCCCAAACTGCTGACAGGATGCCAACTGTTGGTTAATATAGACAAACACCGGGGTTTGAGCCGCCACCACTTCAATACGGTTACCCATTTCTAAATCCAACTTGCGGGCTATTGTAATAAGTTTGGCATCGGAAAGCACATTGTCGATGTCGCCTTTTTTGATGCGCGACAATACGCCCGGGTTCAGGTCTAAGTATACAGCGTATTTGGCTGCACTGGGGTAGTTGCTCTCTTTGGCCTTTATGGCCTCAATAATTTTCGATTTTTGTTCTTGATTTAACATAATTTTACTATTTAGGGGG